ACATCATATGGTGCTGTAGGTGGTAACACAGCACAGTTTGGTAAACAAACATTAGTAAACGTAGCATTCGGTGCCAACTTAGTTGGTACAGTTTTTGCAAGTAATGCTAGTGCTACAATTGTTGGTTTAGGTACTGACTTTGCTAACGTAGCAAATGGTACACATCTTTATGCTTATCAAGGCACACCAAATAATTACAGCTTAAATTTATTAGGTGTAGTATCAAACAATGTAGGTAATGTAACAGTTGCAGTTGCTAATAGTACTGCTACCGGTAACGTTATTGGTACTTCTGGCAATGCTCAAACTCTTGTAGCAGGTGATCCAGTTATATTTGATACATCATTTGGTAACTTAGTAGCTAACAGTACATATTTCGTAAGAAATATTCCAAACGCTGCTGCATTTACAGTTGCTGCATATCCAGGTGGTCCAAACGTTGCTTTAGCATCAAACGCGAGCGTAACAGCAAATGCTATCCAAAACCAAGCAGTATTGAGTGCTAACTCAAATTACAATGCTGCAGGATTCAATGGTTACGGTGATCCTTTATTAGGTGCACTTCCAGAAGCAGGATATATTGTTCGTCAAAAAGGCAAATCAAAATATCTTGTACACGGTACAGTAACTGGTATTACAGCTCCTGCTTATACAGCAAACGTAGCAAACGCATCATTGGGACCAAACACAATGTCAATTATTGCTACAACAGCAACTCCATCAACTGAGTATGTATATTCATTAAGTGATTATCAAAGTGAAGTGTTCCCAGCAACAGTTGCAGATGGTTCATTAACACCTGGTTCAGTATACACAATTTACTACTCAGGTAATACTAACTGGACAGCAATTGGATCAGCTAGTAACATGACTGGTGTAACATTCACAGCAGCTAGCGCAGGTGGTTCAGGTACAGGTTTAGCTGTATTGTCTAATGTATATCCAGATGTCATCGCTACATTTGGTACAGCATACGCAGGCAACACATACGGTGGACAACCTCAGCCTATCGTAACTATTAACAACACTTAATAGTCATGCCAGCAGCAGCACGTATCAACAAAGTGAAAACAGAAACAGATATTGCTGTACTTCAGGTCCAGGTGTCAAACCTGGACCAGAAGTTTGTTGATTTAAAAGATTGTGTTGACAATCTTGATGATAAAGTAGAACATAATTTCGATAAAATACACGACACACTACGTAATTTCCAAGAAGAAAATCAAAAACAACATAAAGAAGTTAATAGTAAAATTAACAGTTTAGAAAAATGGCGTTGGATGGTAATGGGCGGTGCTGCTACAGCAGGCGCATTAGGATTTCACGTAATTAGTAAAATGTTAGGAATGTAATTATTTTTCAATAAGTGCTTTTAATTTTTCTTGCACTAAATCTATATTAACAGTACTAAATAATCCACTATGTAATGGTTTAGGATATTGATTTTCACCTACCCACGCATATCCACAATGTTCATCATTTAATATGGGTATAAATTCATTTTCAACAGCACAAAAGAAAGTATGATATGTAAACGTATTGTTTACAAATTTTTGTATTGGAATTAATTTTGTTATATCAGAGAATTGCATTTCTTCAAAACATTCTCTTTTAAGACCATCTAACAGTGTTTCGTCTTTTTCAATTTTACCGCCAGGTATACTCCAGTTATAATTTTTATCATTACGCATCAAATACAAAAAACGATTTGTACTTTTGCAGTAAAAGAATATACCGGCGGCTACATTAAACATTATTGCTCGTTAATGTTTTCTTCGATGATTGTTTTATTTGGTTTACTATTAGGATTAAAAGTTTCTGTTTTCATTCCCATCATAGTAGCGAATGAACCTACAAATGCTCCAACGACCATGCTAAATGCTGGACCTAAAATCTTAAAGATTTCAGCGTTATCAACTACAGTGTTAGGTACAAATAAACCTACTAACATTACTAATACAGTAGATACTAATACGCTACCTAAAACGATAGCCATCAATCTTAATACCCAAATCTGTGTTCTAACTTTTTCTTCTTCAATGCTCATATTAATCTCCGTGTGATGTACTATTTAAGAATTAAATTACGATGCTATAATTTCCTTGATCATACCAGCCTTCGTATGATTTCATCCACACTTGTTCTTCTTGAACATATCTATATTGAATATTAGTAGCTAAATTAGTAACAAACTGCGGCGTAGTATCTGTTTGACTATCAAATGCTACAAACCATTCATTTGTAGTACCGTCATATTGTATGATATCATTAGCGTTTGCTACAAAGCCTGGTCCCCATGAAACAGTAGGGCTATCAACTGCACCAATTGGTTCTACAATCAAATATCTGATACCTGGAACAGGTCCGGGTAATCCTGCATTGGGACCTGTGACTTGTGGATTGATTACAGCATTGATAGGATCTAATGTATTTTGAGGTAATGTGTCAGGATCAATATTATAAATTAAGAATCTATCATCTAATGGATTTGGAACAATTGTACCTACAATGTCTGTATCCATATAAGGATTCTCTAGCCATATTTGACTGATACCAGGACGTATTGTTCCATAAACGTTTAATAACGCCGTCCAATATAAATCTGTATCAGGAGGTGTTACATTATTAAGATCAGTGTTTGCAGGGTAGAAAGGTTCGTTAGCAGGAAGTAATTGTAACATATTGCCTTGCAACAATAACTTATATCCATATGGTGTAACTTTTAATCTAGTGCCTAATAACAAGTCATCATTTTGTATATCTTGTAATGCATTACCTTGATAGATAGACATAATGATTTTTTCAATAACACCCATTTTAAGAAGTTTAGCAGGTGTGCTTAACCATATAGGCATGTAAAACTTCCAAGTCATAATATCAATAGGATTATTATTGCCAATTGGAATAGTTCTACTTGTAAATGTTAATCCATCTTGGAATACTGAACTTAATGAAGTCCAGTCAATAAAGTTATCAGTGCTTTGTATTTCTAGTGCAGGATTAAACAATGTTCCTAATTGTTCAATCAATTGTAATTTTTGATTATAGTTTGTAGTCCAAAAGTCTACATTTATTTTTAATGTATATGGTACTGGCATTAAACGTTGAATTGAAAATGCTTGACCTTGTGTGGTTTCGTATTGTTGAGTTTCATCATTATAATGGCGTTGTCTCACTTGCAGTTGATCTACAAATGTAGGATCAGTTGTCCATTTTTGATTATATTCTAAACCACTGATATAATAAGTAATCATTGGCGCGGTTGGCAATGTACTTGCACTGTTATTATTAATTACAGTAGCTGCTTGACGACTTTGATCGCCATACATAATAGGTACACGAACATAGATAGGGTTACCAGCTGGATCATTGCCAAATGTAACTTGCCAATTGCTAAAGATTTTTGCAAATTGAATTAAGAATCTGCGTATCTGATTATCGTAAAAAAATTGTGCCATATGTTAATCTACTACTGGTGGTAATGTAGGAGGACTTTGTGTAAGTATTCCTGATAACGGCTGTGCTTGCGTAGTTGTTGTACCGTTTGTAAGCACAGTTGTGTTTGAGTTATTTATGAAGCCTGAAAGTTGTGAAGTATTTGTGTTATCAGCAAAGCCAGTTTGTGTTCTCACGTTTTCGCTGATTCTTACCCAAAGTTTACCGTCCCAACGATACAATATTTGCGGCATATAATCTATACGTAAGTAATAGTCGCCAACTGCTGGGTTTGGTGGGAAAGCTATACCTGCATTAACAGGGAATCCATTTGGAGCATTAGCAGAACCAGTTAAGTAACCTGCACTGTAACCAAACGATTGTGGTGAATAACGTGCAATATATTGGAATCGAGGATCGCAGTCTGCACGATAGTCCATTTGTTGTGTGATATTGCCTGTAAAACCAGGAGCAACTGGGTTCTGATCAGCAGTTGCATAAGTGTTATCGGCAGTACCATATGGGCCTGTGATAGTAGTAAATGTTGTTTCAAATACTAATACTTTATCGCCGCTTACAAATTGTGAATTGTTGCCTAACTTTTCAGGGGCAAGTGTTTCCATTTGCAAATGTGCTTGTACAAATTTATTAATAGAAGGAGCAGTTTTTCTTAGATTATCTAATGCTAACTTACTAATTCTAATAACAGGACTAGAAAATTTATAGTTAGGATTGTTTACAAATTCTATAGTACCAAGAGTTGCTGAAGGATTAGTTCCATCGTAAACTAATACATCTATAGGAGGTGCAGGCTGTCCATCTTCATATGTTAGATATGTATTGCCTTGCGCATCAGTTTCATATGCGCCATATGTTGGAACAACATAAAGGTTACTATTGTTATAGCCTGATTCAGGAACTTCTCTTTCTGCTTCTTGTAATGCAGCATCGTTAATAGCAATATTTGTATTGTATGTACTTAATATTGTGTTTAGTGTAGGATTAGTATCTACTGCCCAATATGTACTATTCGGTGGAGTAATACCTGCTGGTACAGGTTGTAATGATTTATAATTTACACCACCATATGTAATTACATAACCTTGTGGATAAGTTTTTGCTGGATCAAATATACCAAGATAGTTGTCTGTGTTTGTTGGTGCAGTAAGTACCTGCGAAAATTCTTCACTGCTAACAAGTGGTTCACATTTAATACGCCACAAATGCGGATACCATGTAGGACTAAATCCTTCACTAGCCCAGTTAGCATCTGTAATTTGCATAAAGCGTTTTAATGGTACAGGCACTGTAGCACTATCTAATGGGTCATAATCTAATAAGTGTGGCAATTCAATTACATCACCTACCATTAACTTTCTACCTACTTGTTCAATCATATCATTGTAATGAACAGTAATAAAAATAATATTGTTGTTTAAGAATAAACCAAATTGACTTAAATCAAAATCTAAATTCTGTACGTTGTAGTGTCCGCGTAATCTATAAATGCTAGTATCGTATGTACGATCACGGTTTTCCAAAAACAATAGGTCTTGAATGTTTTTAGGGTTTAGTGTATCATATTGGGGTTGCGTGTAGTCTGTACTAGGACCCTGATTGCTAGGACCCAAATACTTATGAATATATAAGTCAGTGCCGCCAGTAGTAAGCTGCTCTGATATATTCCTGTCAAAGAAGTCATAATCTGAGGTTTTCTGCGGGCGGTATAGGCTGAGCCTAGGCACGTTAAACTCCTACGGCTAGTTTTTTAGCCAATTTATTTGCCTTTAACGTAGCAGTTCTTTTTGCAATTGTTTCAGGACTTAATTTTTTACCATACATATGATTCTCTTCTCCTGACCTAGAACGTTTGTTTATATGCTCTATAGTTTGTTTGCGCCCTTTGGTCTTTTCAGATTGTTTTTTTCTAGATTCTATTGTTCTTGTTTGTCCCAAATGAGAAATACTAGCATTTACTCTATGCTCCTCTGTCCATTTCTTTCCAAAATTTGGATTTAACGATCCTCGTTTCCCAAACATTGGATTATTCTCACCCTTGAATTTTTCACTTTTTATTTTAGCGCCGGCAATTTTAATACATTCAAAAATCTTACCTGATACTTTATATCTATCTTGGCCCGGTCTTTCTCTGTACAGCATACAACTAAATGCATTCCATAGCTGATATTTTGATTTGGTTTCGGTGACCATTTTTGTTAATAACCAATGGCATATAAAATGTTCTCTAGCTGTGAGATTTACTAAATTATCATCGGTGTCTTTTCCACCTAAACATTTAGGCAAAATATGATGGCGCTCGGTGTAACCAACCACAGGTCTATTTTTTGCATTCTCGATAATAGAGAAGTACCATTTTTTATATTTAGAATCAGTAAACATATAGTTATTTATCGTATATTTACTTGTAAAATAATGCTTGACAAATGCCCAAAAATCGTATATAATATTATATAGTGTGATAGCCCTGTACGGAGAAGTATAATGAAGTCTGACATTAAAGAACTTAAGGTATCTCAAAACGATGCCAAATATTTGGGTACTGAACCCAAATTTGACAAACAGCCCAGTGAGAGCGAATACCAATTTGCAGTGATCAAGGCATTAAATTGGTACAATTACTTTTTTACAAACAAAGAAAGTAAGGAATTGTTATTGCAATATTTGGAACATAACGGGCGTGACAAAGACGCTAAACGTTTTCGTAAAGTAAGTGACAGTATTGTGTACCCAACTACAGGCTTTATGGCTCGTATGTCATTGCGTGGGCTTACATTAAGTGAGCAGCACAAATCAGGGCTTGATGTTGAAATCAATCGACTAATGGATACTGTTGCTGTTGACACTACTGATGAAGAAAAACCAAATCGACCCAATGTACAAGAGATTATGCGTGATCGTACATTGGAAGCAGGTGGCGAACTTGAAGGTTACTTTGACGAATTTTTCACTAACGGCTATCCAAAAGATTTTGAAAGTAAAGTCGTTGAAGAATTATCTAAACGTAACATACTTCCACAACATGTGCCAATGTTAGTTAAAGCATGGCAAGATCGTTTAGATGAATACAATGAATTACTTAAAGGTAAAGACAAAGATTTAGTTGAAGGTTACAATAATTTGGGCAAGACCCAAATTAAAAACGCAATTAAGTATTGCGAACAAATCATTAGTGACCTTAACGCTTATGTCAGTGTTAAGAAAACTAACAAAGCCCCACGTGCTAAAAAGGCAGTACCGCCCGAAAAGCGTGTGAGTAAGTTAAAGTATCTTAAAACATACAAAGATACTAAAACCAAACTTGAACTTAATAGTGTCAATCCAGTAAAACTAATTGGTGCAAGTGAGGCTTGGGTTTATGACACTGCTAAACGCAAACTACATCACTTTATCGCTGATAGCTATAGTAAAGAGTTTACCGTTAAAGGTAATCTATTGCTTGGCTTTGACACAAAAGAAAGTGAAACTAAAACACTACGTAAACCCGAAACACAAATCAAAGAGATTATGGGTAGCAAGCCTGCTGCACGTAAATTCTTTAAAGATATTAAAGCACTTGCGACTACACCAAAAGGTCGCTTTAATGAAAATATGATTATATTAAAGGCATTTTAATGGCAAAAGAAAAATCACAAGCATATCTAGAGGGTTATAATTGGGCTAAAAGAACTGCATCTTTTATTCCCTATAACCCTTATGATAAAGCAAGACCAAGTAAAGAAGATACACAAAATTCTAAAGATTGGTATGAAGGTTTTCATGATTACAAAAACACAAAAAGGAAAAAGAAATGAAAGATATTGATTTACAAAAGTACGAAGATTTTGTTGGAGCCGTAACTAGTGAGACTAGTAATGACTTAACAGAGTTTATGACTCGTTTAGACAGACTAGATGCTAATTGGGAAGGCTTTGGCGCCAATGGCGAATACATGCATGGTCCACAATTAAACGTGCCACTGTTTATAACAGGCGCAATGGGACTGTGTAGTGAAAGCGGCGAGTTTATGGAAATCTGTAAAAAGATATTATTTCAAGGTAAGATGCTTGATGAGCATACACTTGTACATTTAAAACGTGAACTAGGCGATGTGATTTGGTATTGGATTAATTGCTGTCGCAGTTTAAATCTTGATCCGCAAGATGTTATTGCTGAGAATGTACGTAAACTTGAAAGCCGTTATCCCGGTGGCAGTTTTGACGTATATCATAGTGAGAATCGTAAAGAGAATGATCTTTGATTTATGCAGCCCAAGGATCCATAATTACAAAGGTTCCGTCATCTCTCTTCATTACGTTGGTATAATAATCGCCTGCAATATCAGTAACGACACCTAGTTTATTTGCGCCGGCGATTAATTTCTCCATAGCTTTGTATAATGATTGAAATTTAGTTTTAAAATAATTATAATCTTTAATATATTTCATAACTGAAATATCATCATCGGGGTGTAATTGTCTAAGTATGTGATTATATATTTGTTCAAGACTATAACCATAATCTGCTAACTGGCCCATATAACCTATAACATAATCTTCTATTGGGCTGAGTTTTTTTAACCTTTCCATTTCATACATTTTGAATGGTTGTCCTGCTATATTTCCCGCTTTAGTTTGATAGAATTTTGGATAATGAATATTAGGATTTTTAATTATAAATTTTAAAAATTTGTCTTGTAAACTTTCTGCTGCCGATTGAATAGAATCGTTATTGTATTTTGATACTAATATTTTAACCACCATGTTATGATCTTTTTTGCCGTAAACTACCCCATAATTTCCAGAACCAAGTTTAGTCCAACCCAAATCTTTCATATACTTGGATATATCTTTTCTGGTTAGTTCTTCTTCTATGTCTTTTATTAACATGATTTAGTATTTATTGTAATAAATAGTATTACAAAATTGGAATTCACTATGGCAATTAACGTACTTAACAATCCTTTAGATACCCCAAACGGGTATAATTTAGAACAAATGAAACAGGCTTTATTTCAAAATATAGCCTTACGTTTGGGTCAGGGAATTGTAGATGTTGAATTAGATCCTGAACATTATGAGGCTGCATATCTATATGCTATTAAAATATATAGACAACGTGCACAAAATGCCACTGTAGAAAGTTATACGTTAATGACTGCTATTGAAAATGTTGACACTTATACGTTGCCTAGTGAGTTTATTAACGTAAGATCAGTATTCAGAAGAACAATAGGTTTAGAAACAGGTCCAAGTTCAAGCAGTTTTGACCCATTCAGTAGTGCGATTCTTAACACATACTTGTTAAACTACAACTATACAGGCGGTATGGCAACATATGACTTTTATGCAGGTTATGTAGAATTAGCAGCACGTATGTTCGGTGGCTATCTTGTTTATACATTTAACCCTGTAACAAAAGTACTTAGAGTAGTCCGTGACTTTAAAGGTACCGGCGAACGTATATTAATTTGGGCTGACGTACAAAGACCTGAATTAGAATTATTACAAGACCCGGGTGCTGGCGTATGGATCGGCGACTTTATACTTGCTACTTGCCAAATCATATTAGGTGAAGCACGTGAGAAGTTTCAAAGTATCGCAGGTCCAGGTGGCGGTACAACATTAAACGGTACTGCTATGAAACAACAAGGTATGGACTTTCAAAATAGATTACTTGATGATCTACGCAAGTATCAAGATTACAGTCAACCATTGACATGGATTCAAGGTTAAAATGAAGATCAAAGAATTGATTAGAGAAAATCAACAAATTGTTGATGCTAGTCATATCTATTCGATTGTCAAAAAGATCCATCGCAACTTTAATGACTTTGATGAGGGCGATATTACAGATCGTATCTATTGGTTTGATCAATATAAACTTGTGAACTTCCCTTTATCTAAGTTGAATCTCAATGAATGGGATGTTNATGAAGATTTAGTAGCAGATAATATTGCTAAGATTATGAAATCTCAGCATACTATGCCACCAGTAGTAATTGACCCATTTACTAATTCTATCATCGACGGAACTCATCGTGCGAATGCATATGCTAAATTGGGATACGATACCATCCCTGCTTATATAGGGTCAATTAAGTCTAGTAGTTATGGTGAACATGAATCACCGGACGATGAGTATTGAACCTAAACGCTTTATTTTGTCAAACTCATGTAATATAATAAGTACTACGGGAGTTTTTCTATATGATCATTGGTATTACAGGTTTAATAGGTTCAGGCAAAAGCACTGCCGCAGATTATCTTTGTACGGTTCATGGCTTTAAACGACTTAGTTTCGCAGCAAGTTTAAAAGACGCAATTAGTATTATATTTGGTTGGGACCGTGAGTTATTAGAAGGTTCAACTAAACACAGTCGTGAATGGCGAGAGCAAGTTGACACTTGGTGGGCTAAAGATTAAACATGCCAAATCTTACCCCAAGATGGGTATTACAATACTGGGGCACCGAAGTCTGTCGTCAAGGATTTCATCAAGATATTTGGATCGCTAGTTTAGAAAATAAACTACGCAGTCTTAATGAAGATATTGTAATCACAGATTGTCGTTTTCCAAATGAACTTAAAGCCATTAAAAACATAGGTGGTATAACTATGCGTACACATCGTGGCACAGAACCTGAATGGGTGACTTACGCTGAGAAACTTAACAACGGCAGTGAATACCCACAGCAAATGATTCAATCACTTGAAGAAGTCTTTAAAGTACATCCTAGTGAGTACAGCAGTGTTGGATTAAGTTATGACTATCACTTAGACAATACAGGTACTATTACTTATCTACATAAACAACTTGAATCAGTAATCAATAGTCAAGTCGCCACGCTTCCACGTTAATTCTTTACGTTTAATGACTTCTACACAATTTAAGCAAATAGTTCTTAAATTACTCAATGATATATTTTTTAAATTTCCATCTATATGGAATATCGTCATTTGTGATGGATATAAACTTCTAAATCCGCAACTGTCACACACAGTTTTCTTTTTATAGCCGCTTTTCTCCCAGTTGGCTACTCTATTTTTGTTTTTAGCTTTCTTACTGCCACACTCATCACAAACGCTGCGATAATGAGTTATACCGTCTTTTTTATAATTTATGGCACTATAATTTTTATTACATTTTTTGCAAATAGGTCTGAAATAAATTACTCTATCAGGTATGGGTTCGTTTAAAGAAATTCCTAATTCTATTTTTTTGTTCAACTCTAATTTTTCTTTTAATTTTTTACAAAAAATAATATCGTCAGGGGTAGGTTTTCCTTCCTCAATCCTACGTTGCCTTTCTTCATCTTGTTTTCTTTTTGCTTCTCTACGAGCCTCGATTTTTTCTCTATTTTTGGGTACACCAAATTTGGGTCCTGCCCCCATTTTACCACCTTCAGCAATATTCCATCCTAAATTCTTAACTGGTCTATACTCATGTTCTAAAGTATAACAATAATCCTCAGAACCATATACTAAAACTTCGCATATTAATTTTTTTTTACCAAAAGTTTTAATTGCTTCAATTAGATTAATATTGTGATGTCTATTTTCTGATGCGCGTCTTAAATGGGTAGACATTCTTCCTTCAGGATATTTAGAAACTCCTATGTAACCCTGTGTCATAGGGTCAGTATGTGCAGCTAGATGTATCCAATATAATCCTGCTTCTCTATAATTCATAAATTTATTTATTACAATTACAATTAAATAACAAAGGTTTCCATATACCGNNTTTTTTNANTANTTTNNTAAATAATATTAAGCAATCAGGTTGTAAACCTCAAAATATTACACAAGGAATTTTAACATGGCATTAGTATCACCCGGCGTACAAGTTACTATCGTAGACGAATCGCAGTATCTTTCAGGCGCAGTAAATTCGGTTCCATTCATTTTATTGGCAACCGCAGCGAATAAAACAAATCCAAATAACCCTGGAACAGTTGCAGTAGGCACTATTCCTGCAAACGCAAATAAATTAACTTTAGTTACAAGTCAACAAGATTTGATATCAACATTTGGTAACCCATTTTTCTATAACACAACAAATGGTACACCAATCAATGGTTACGAATTAAATGAATACGGTTTGTTAGCAGCTTATTATGCACTTGGATTAACCAACTCAGCATATATTTTAAGAGCAGACATTGACTTAACTTCATTAATCGGTTCAGTAGGTCGCCCAGAAGGCAACCCTGCTAATGGCGCATGGTGGTTAAACACAACATCATCAACTTGGGGTTTATATGAATTCGACCAAGTTACAGGCACATTTAATTTACAATCACCAATCGTAATTAATTCAGATGATTATTCATCTTACGTAACAGCAGGCGTACCAAATGCAAGTTTAGGTACAGTAGGTGATTATGCTGTGATTGCCACAGATATTAATGGTACTCCAACAGCTTCAAATGGTCAGCAGTTCTTCTATAAGAACTTATCTAACCAATGGGTAGCATTAGGTTCAAAACAATGGTTACAATCTGTACCAGCAGTAACAGGAACAGAATCTAATCCAACATTAACAGCAGGTAATAGTTTTTACATTAACTTAAACAGTGTAACACCTTCAACTGCTGGTCAACAATTAATTACTGTCCCAAGTTCTCCAAACAATACTGTGTATGGTTTAGCGAATGCTATTAATACATTAGGTTGGGGTGGATTATCAGCACAAGTAATCAATGGTAAATTAAACTTATTCTCAACACAACCAAATGAGCCAAATAGCGGTTATTGGTTAACAGTTGCTGCACATACAGGAACAGTATTGTCAGATATCGGCATTGATGCTGGATCTTACTTTCAACCTTCTTTTGTATACGGTACATCAGCACAACAACCATTGTGGCAAGCAAGTCAAGCAAGTCCTGCCCCATCAGGTTCTGTATGGCTTAAAGTAGGTAGTGCAGGTAACGGTTTATTACCAACAGTAAGTCAATGGAGCAGTGCTAGTTTGAAATGGATCAATAAACCAGTTACATTAGCAACCAGTGACTGGGTAGCTGATTCTTTATTAGATTCAACAGGTGGTTCTGCAATTCCACTTAATACAGTTTATGCTCAATATGGTTACGACGGTGAAACAAATTTAGGCCCTGTTTACTTATGGTCAAAATCAGCAACAGGGGCAACTGTAGCAACAGGTAGTGCTACAGATCCTACTTTCTCATTCACATCAGGTGAAACAGCAAACATTTATGTTTCTGTACCATCATCACAATCATTGGATGGTCCATACACAATGAATTTAGCGGCTGTTACAAATGCTACAAGCTTTGCAACACAATGGTATGCTTCTGGCGTACCTTACACATCAGTGTCAGTAAATTCATCAGGTGCTATTGTTCTTTCACATACACAAGGTGGTGTAATTATTGTAGACGATACAAATTACACAACAGGTTATTCTTTAGGATTAATGACAACAGCTGGCTTTGTTGCAGGAACTACAACTAATGTTAAATATGGTCCAGCAGCATTACCTGCATTCTATCCTGCACAGTCATCAACAACTGGTAGCGGTACAGGATTTGTTGGTGAAGTACAAAACTATTATGGACAATACGTAGTAAATCCATTAAGCTTCCGTAATGCAGGGTCTGGTTATGCAGTAGGTGATACTATTACATTTAACGGTACTGAATTGGGTGGCGCTCACACAGCAAACGATTTAGTTGTTAAAGTAACATCAGTAGGTTCTGGTGTAGTAGAATCAATCCAATATGTATCAGGTACTCCTGCTACAATATATACTACACAAATCAGTAACTGGGTAGCATTAACACCTACTTATACAGCAAGTTTAGGAGCACCAAACGTAGCTCCTGCTGATGGTCAGTTATGGTATTACAGTGATCCAACTCAAGTTGACATCATGGTAAACACATCAACAGGTTGGAAGGGTTATGGTAATAGTAACTATGACAGCAACGGCTTCCCAACAAGTGGTTCAAATAATACTGATCCAAATGGTCCAATTATTAGTGCTACAGCACCAACTACACAAAGTACAGGTGATGCATTAGTATACGGTGATATTTGGATTGACACATCAGACTTAGTAAATTATCCATTGGTAAATCGTTGGCAGAGTTACAACGGTATGGATCAATGGGTATTGTTAAGTAATACTGATAGCATTAATTCAAGCGGTATTATTTTTGAAGATGCACGTTGGGCAACTAACGGTGACACAAACCCAGCAACTGATCCAATTCCAACTATTCAAAGTTTATTAACAAGTAACTACTTAGATTTAGATGCTCCTAAAGCAAGCTTATATCCAGTAGGTATGTTGTTATGGAATACAAGACGTTCAGGGTTTAACGTAAAAGCATATGAAGTTAATTACTTTAATGCTAATAGTTTCCCAGATCAAGATTTACCAACACAAACAGATGCATGGGTAACACAAAGTGGTAATCAAGAAAATGGTGCTCCATACATGGGTGCATATGCTCAACGTGCAATGGTTGTAAAATCATTACGTGCAGCAATTGAAACCAATCAGGACATCAGAGATGAAGATAACTACTTCAACTTACAAGCTTGCCCTAACTACTGTGAGTTACAACCAGACATGGTAACACTCAACACTGATCGCGGTGATACAAGTTATATCTTAGGTGATACACCAATGACATTACCTAACGATGCAACAGCAATTCAAGCATGGGCAACTAATGCTGCTAATGCACCGTCAACAAGTATTCAAGGTTGTGTCACACGTGATACATATCTTGGCTTGTTCTATCCATCGGGCTTATCAGTAGACTTAAGCGGCAACCAAGTTGCAGTTCCACCAAGTCATATGATGTTAAGTACATTCTTGTACAATGACCAAGTTGCTTATCCTTGGTTAGCGGCAGCAGGTACACGCAGAGGTATTATTACTAATGCATCATCAATTGGTTACGTAAATGCTCAAACAGGTGCTTATGTATCAATTAAGACAAGTCAAGGTATTCGTGATGTTCTTTACACAAACAACATTAACCCATTAGTGTTCTTCACAGGTCAAGGTTTGTTAAACTATGGCAATATTACAAGTTTTGAATCAAATAGTTCTTTAGATAGAACAAACGTTGCAAGATTAGTAGCATATATTCGCCGTCAATTAACATTAGCAGCAAGACCGTTCGTGTTTGAACCTAATGATAGTGTTACACAAAAAGCAATTGCTGGTGTAATTCAATCATTGTTTGTTGATTTAGTAGCTAAACGCGGTATCTATGACTACTTGGTAGTTTGCGATAAATCAAACAACACACCTGCGAGAATTGATGCTAACGAGTTATGGGTAGACTGCGCAATTGAGCCTGTCAAGGCTGCTGAGTTTATCTATATCCCAGTTCGCATCTTGGCAACAGGTACATTAGGTAACAACGCAGGGTAAGAGATAAAAGTCTAGACACTATGAACAGTGGTGTCTAGACTAAATATAGTATATTAGGAGAATTAATATGGCAATTGCCTCACAATCATTGTTCAACATGACAGTCGCAGGAGACAACTCAGGCGGAAACCAAGGCTTGTTAATGCCTAAACTTCAGTTTAGATTTAGAGTAAACTTTATCAATCTTGGTTTAGGCAATGACGGTTTATCATTAACAAAACAAGTAATGGAATGTCAGCGTCCAAACTTATCGTTTGACGAAATTACATTAAACGTGTATAACTCACGCATCTATCTTGCTGGTAAACACACATGGCAAGAATTGACCATGACAATTCGTGATGACGCATCAGGTACTGTAGGTCAAGCAATTGGCGATCAACTACAAAAACAAATGAACTTTGTAGAACAAGCGTCAGCAGCAGCAGGTCAAGATTACAAGTTTGAAACAAACATTCAAATCTTAGACGGTGGTAACGGTGCATATGCTCCAGTAGTATTAGAAGAATGGCAATTGTATGGTTGCTTCTTAAAATCAGCTAACTACCAAACATTAAACTATGCTACAAGTGAAGCAGTAACAATTCAATTAGCTATGCGTTATGACAACGCAGTTCAATTGCTCAATGGTTCGCTTCAAGGATTGGGTAATCCAGCTGTTGCTAGAAATTCTGCAATCGCTCAGGATTCAGCTACAGGTATCGGTGCTTCTGGCGGTTAATAAAATACAAATCCTATTCACGCCAATCGTGAATAGGATTATAAAAACATGGCACTAGGATATAATGGTCAGTCATTAGAGGCAGCTTCAAGCCCTTCTCTATTATCTAGTGTAATAGGGTTAGTAGGCGCCAATGGTCTTGCATCTGCATTAGGCATCAATACTCTTAAAAAAGTATTAGCAGATTTTGGTCACGCTGACAAAATATTTAATAGCAATTCATTTGCTAATGCGCCTAAACAAAAATTCTTATTTCACGTATCATTTGATATAAATCCACAAGCATACACACCTAATACTCCTGATCAAACAAATATGATTGGAATATTAGTTAGAGATATTAAATTGCCTAGTTATACAATTGCCACTCATCAATTAAATCAATATAATAGAAAAAGAATTGTACAAACTAAAATAAAATATGATCCAGTAAACATTTCATTTCACGATGATATGAATAATACAATAGCCAAGATGTGGGCTGCATATTATACATATTATTATGCTGATGGTTCTCTACCAGGCGTTGCATTTAGTGGTAACACAGGCACAGCAGCACAAGCAGAATTTGCTCCTCCGGCTGGCGGCGCCACTACTGTAGCTACAATGAATAATTATGATTTAAGAACACAATATCTTCCTAACAGTGCATTGCCTAATACAAGCAACTGGGGGTATATAGGTGAAACTAATGTACCATCAGCTAGTTCATCTGCTAAAGTTCCTTTCTTTAAAAAGATAACAATATTTGGTTTAATGAGACATAACTTTTTAGCATACACATTAATTAATCCTATTATTACAAATTTTCAACACGATACTTATAGTTATGATGATGGTGCTGGTGTTATGAGAAACACTATGAATATAGATTATGAAACAGTAGTTTATAATGAAGGATCGTTAGACGGTACACAACCTAGTAATATTGTTACTGGATTTGGCATGCCACATTCATATGATCTTACACCAAGTCCGATTACTAGAACTCCAACACAAGGTTATGTTATTAGTAATAACGGTGTTGTTCCAGGACCAAGTGGGGGTCAAGTACAATCATTAAGAAGACCATCAATACTTAATCCGTCACCTAATTCAACACCGCCTGCATCAACTACAACACCTCCACCAAATCAACCATCGTCAGCAGGTGCAAATTCAGGAGCAATAAACAGTCAAGTACAAAATGCTGCCACAAATAATAACAACGGAACTAGAAATGCTCCGTTTACACTACCAGGAGCATCAACAAGTCCTGGACCAGCTGGTTTAGCTTCGTCACCTGGCATTGCACCTAATGGTGGAGCATTATCAGCTAATCCACCAAATATACTTGCTAATGTAAATCCATTGACAGGTCAAGTTCAAGGACCTAGCCCAACACAAGTTGTATTTGGTTCAAGTCAAGCAGGTGCACCTTCAACTGCTGGAACACAAGTCACTGGTGTAGATCCTATATTACCTGCAGCCGATCTTAGTTCAATAACTAACGCTCCTCCTCCTACTCCTGACTTTGGTCCTTAACTAAAAATAGATGTATAAATAGTTATACAGGTAAATAACTATGGCAGTAACAGTTAATAATAGTACGTTATCATTAGATCAAACAGTACAAATATTTGATAATTTTTATAATAATCAATTAGTAGTACCATTTTCTGAATTTGATATGGTTAATGGATATTTTAATTCTGTTTGTACATCTTCACAAGTTGCGCAAAATTTTACATACTTAATTTTTTTAATATCACAAGAAACTAATATACCAGCTGTTACTTTGTTAAAATCAATAAGTTCAGGTAGCACACCCGCACAACAAGGCTTGTTACAAATGCAAGGTCTTATTTGTTATTATTTAAATTCATTTAAATCAAAAGTGTCATTGTATGGAATAAGTGTTATTCCTCATCCAAATCAAAACGCTGCTAGAAACGTAGTACAATAAAATGGCTAGATATGCTCAAAGTTTTTTCACTCCAAAAAACCCACACAAATACGTAGGTAATCACAAGCCTTATTATCGTAGTGGTTGGGAATTAAGTTTTATGATTTTTTGCGATAGCCATGATAAAGTTATTCAATGGGCTAGTGAAGCTATAAAAATTCCATATCGTAATCCATTTACAGGCAAAGGCACAGTTTATGTGCCTGATTTTTTTGTATTATATGAAACAGTTGGCGGTAAACAAGTAGCCGAAATAATAGAGATTAAACCTAAAAAACAAAGTATTATCGAAAGTAAAGTTACAAATGCTAGAAACAGAGCAGTAGTAGCATTAAATCATGTTAAATGGGCAGCAGCAAAAGCATATTGTAAACAACAGGGTTTAGTTTTTCGTGTTATAACTGAAGACGATTTGTTTTATAAATCAAGAAGTAAATGATAATACAATCTGTTGATACTCCTATATATAAAAAATATACTTGGTTAAAAGATAATCATGATTGGGGCGGGTGTTTAACACATAACTCATTGAATTACGCATATGTAGCAATTCCAAAAAATGCATCAAGGTGGATATTACAATGGTTGCATAGTAAAAATTTCTCTGCTGTAATAGATGTGCCCAATGATCAAAAGTTTTGGGGACCAGTAGATGATGTAGGATTTCGCTATAGCAATTATAATTTTATTAAACAGGGGCAATCAAATTATAAGTTTATAGTTATATTAAGAGACCCGTATAAAAGATGGATATCTGGTATAATAGAAATGTTTCATAGAAAATTTCCTGGCGCTACAATAGACAATCCTGTTACTATAAACAAAATATTTACAGATGTTAGATTAGACGAACATACTGATTATCAGGTTAATTATTTAAGCACACTAAACACAGATAGTTGTATATTTTTTAATCTTGAGGATCCTAACTTTAAAACATCATTTATTAATTATATGTCAAATACATTCTCTATTTCATATGATGTGGAGATAAAAGAATATTCGCATGGTGAAACTTCGATATTAAACATTAACAAAATGAAAGCGCAACTACAGGAGATAATAGACAAAAATCCTGATTATATTACACGTGTTAAAGACTTTTATAAGCCCGATTATGATTTAATTAACCAAGTTCAATTTTACCAATAAATACTTTATGAACCGAAAATTAGAAGAATTATTTAACCTAGAACCCCAATCTGAGAACTCGGAAACCCCCGTTCTTGATCCTGGTCAAGAAATTACCCCAGAGGTCCTAACTAATATAGAAAAAATTGAGCAAGCATTACCTCAAGTTCGGGGCTTAGAAATGTCCGACATAGAGATGGATGAACTAGCTAATATTGCCACAGCAAGTTACAAAGACCTAATGGATTTGGGTATGCAAACTGATAGCAGATACAGCAGTGAAATATTTGGGGTAGCTAGCAATTTATTGGGTCATGCTATCACAGCTAAAACAGCTAAAATCAACAAAAAGCTTAAAACTATTGAATTACAGCTTAAAAAAGCAGCATTAGATCAAAAAGCTGCCGCTAAGAATGATGAAGTTGAAATTACCACAGTAGGTGAAGGCAAGAAATTAGATCGCAATGAATTACTTAAAATTCTGAATAATAAAAATCAGGATCAATGATAAATATAGTATAGGGAATCCAATATGAAAAGTTTAAAACATTATATAGCAGAAAGTGTACATACCTATGATTACACTATAAAAATCGCAGGGGACGTTACCGATAACTTCCTAGAATTATTCACATATAATCTTACTAGCAAGTTTGATCCTAAAGAAATTAGCAAACCAACTTACACACCAATACAAAAGTCTCCATATGGTTTCCCTGATTTAGAAAATCAACGTGTATGTATTATTAAAGCTAAATTTCGTTATCCTGCAAACGAACCAATGATTCAGCAAATGGCACAATTATTAGGTCATAACTTGAACATGGTACGTGTTATAGATACAAAATATGATGATAGCGTTGACCATGAGTCAGAATTATACGCTAATCAAATGAAACATAGTCCAGTTCTTACACACGAAGAAATGGAAGACAACGGCAAAAAAGCAAGTAAAGAATATGCAGGTTCATATTTGAACAGCATTAAAGATCAGGCTAAGGATGATAAAATTAACATGCCTTACGCAGCAAAAGAAACTAAGGATGCGTTTGATCCATTCAAGCCATATTTGGATGACAAAAAATTAGGTGATCAAAGCCCAATGTCAAAAATTACTAGACCAGCTAAACCGCCAATTGGCACAAGATCAAGAGCATAAAGGATTATTAAAATGGATATGAAAAAAATGTTAGAAAAGTTTTCTGAAGTGCAAAATAAGCCTATCAAGGAAACCAACACAACACCTAAAGCAGGTAAAAAAGTTCTTAAAGAATCAGTCGATGTAGCACCTGCTAGTAGATTATCTCTTAAAGATGTTTTTCATCAAATTAAAAAACAAAGATTATCAGAAGATGCTCCAATTCCTGTTCCTGTACAGCAACAAGGTAGCAATAAACCAGCAAGTGCAGGTGTAGTAACTATTAATGATCCTAAATTACAAAAAACTTTAGGTCCGGCAATCAAACAATTATCACAAGATAAAAAGATTACAGTTGTAACTCCTCAACAGCAACAGCAACAGAGTACAACTCAACCTGCTAATGCTTCAACAACACAACCTGTATCTGAAGAATCAATGGATGAAGATAAATGGATTCAAAAAGCAATTAAACATCCTGGTGCATTTAGTGCTAAAGCAAAAAAAGCAGGTATGTCAACAGCAGCATTTGCAGCAAAACACAAACATGATTCAGGCAAGTTAGGTAAACAAGCACGTTTAGCACAAACATTAAGCAAATTACATAAAGAAGGTATTGAAGAAGCAGACATTCCTCATACCGGTGGCATGGATGTTGACGGTGCAGGATTAGGCGCCGGTCGTAGTCAAACAACACTAGAAGATTATAAATTACCAAGTGGCGTTAAAGTTGTACAACCAGAAACACATAAAATGCCAAAAGCACCTAAAGGAAGTGCCCCAAGAAATCCTTTAGACGATCTTGAAAAGAAAAGTTTAGGTCAAAAAGTTAAATCACTCTTTACAAAAAAGGGTATCGAAGAAGCAGAAACATTACAACAAGCCGGAGTAGACGGCACAAGTAGAGGTGGATTAGGTATGGGAAGAAGCACAACAACACTTGAAAGCCGCACAAAGGCTGATAATAAAGCCGAAAAAGCTGGTAAAAAAGTAACTAAAGATTTAGAGTACGATATGAAACATAAAGGTAAGGACGACAAGAAAGCTGAAAAAGCTGGAAAGAAAGTTACCAAAGACATTGAGTACGATGAAAAGAAAAAAGCAAAGAAAAAGAAATTAAAAGAAAGCCATGAAAACAAAATGAAGGCAGCACACCACTTTGGTAGAGCCCATGCTTTAGCTAAACATGGTTATAATTGTCCTTTTGAAGAAGGTTCACAAGAACATAGAATGTACCACGAAGGTTACAAACAAGGTCTTGATGAATGTTATGGCACAATGAGTCCAATTCATGGTTTAAATCATGGAGTAATGGATGAAACATCATCAACAGTAGATGACATGGCAAGCTTTGGTGCACATACACCTGAACTTGAAGAAACAATGCCAGTAGATGAGATGGATAAAACATCATGGATGAAGCATAAAGCACAAACAACACCAGGTGATACATTTAAGGCATTTGGTCAAACATTCAAAGATAAAGATGTTTTAGAAACAGATATGAGCGTTTTTGAATCATGGGATGCACAATTAAACAATTTATTAACTGAATACACTGAAATTAATGAAGGTTTAAGTGTAGCAATGAGTGATCAAGAAGGTCAACCTAAATCAGTAACTGTAACTGCTACAGATCAAGCTGCTGACGAATTAATGAGCATTGTAAAGCAAGCGGGTTTAGGCATGTTTAGTCATGACGGACCTAGTGCAGACGGTGAAAAAGAAGTCGAAGTTGTCAAAGCAATGAATGCTCCTAAAATTGACGTAGTTGATGATCATGACGGTATGATGTCGTTAATTAAAAAAATGACAGGTCATAGCACTGATCATGGTGATTACNAAGATGAAAAACATGACCATGAACACGAAGAAGGTTGCAATGAATGTGGCATGATGGAATGTGCTTGTTCAGGCAGAATGGATGAAGTAGAAACTGAAGATCAAATGACATATCAAGTTGCTGAAGATGGTATGGAAGAAGATCAATCTCAAAATCCTCCAGACAGTGGTAAAGACAATGCCATGAACGCTACATTAGGTAATGCTGCTCAAAACATGGTAGCTAGTAAATCAGGTGGCGCAACTAATGAAGAAGAATTAGAAGAAGCTAAAGAAGAAGATTTAGAAGAAGCCAAAGACGAAGAAGAAACAGACGAATCTGAAAAATTAGATGAATGGGCTAACCAAGCAGGTTCAGACAGAACAGGCAAAGGTACAGATGCTCAATTCACACAAGATATGGACTTCATGACTAAAGTAATCAGTGGTGGTTTGAATAAGCCAAAACGTGATCAAACAACATTACCTCACACAAGTGTAAAACCAAGTGTAGCTGATGATTCAATGATGAGCGTATTAAGAAAACTACACGCAATTGAAAAGTAATTTATAATTACTTTTGAAAAATACCCGTCTAGCACGGGTATTTTTTTGTCTGGACTGTTTAATTAAAAAACGATAAATACAGAATAAGGTAATTAGATATGTCACAACAGAATATAGACTTTGGTTCATTCCCCAACGATCCTAGCGCAGATGCTATTAGAATTGCATTCCAAAAAACACAAAACAACTTTAATACTTTATTTGCTGGGTTAGAAGCACAAGCAGTTTTATCTGTAAACCAAACCCCTGGTGCAGGTATTAGCGTAAGTTCGCCTACAGGAAATGTTGTAGTTAGTGCCAATCTTGCGCAAGTTCAAGTTCAATCAAGTACATTAGGATTAGGTATTGGGTCAAATGCAGGCAACTTTGCTGTAATGACTACCTCTTCGCAAGTTTTACAAATAGACATTCCTAGTAATCTTTCTAACATTGGTAATATTACTATATCAGGTAATATTACATCAAATAATGTTATAGTCAACAATTCTATAACAACATCGGTTTTAACTGCTAGTAACAATATAAATGGTGGTAATTTAATATCAGCTAATTATGTTACTGGCACATTGACAACAAACGCGCAACCAAATATCACAAGCGTTGGCACATTGACTTCATTAAATGTTACTGGTACTTCTACAACTGGTAATCTTTATGCCAATTCAGGAATTATTCAAGGAGAATACTTAAAAGGTGATGGCAGTAACATCACTAATGTTATTACAGTAGCTAACTACCTTATTCAAAACAGCACAACAACAAGCAATGTAATTGCATCTACTAGCAATGTAAAAATAGGTGTAGGCGGTAGTAATATTGCTATTTTTACCAACAATAGTGCAAACATTAACGGCACTGCAAATATTACAGGTAATTTATTAGCAACTAATGCTAACTTGGGCAATGCTGTAAACGCAAACTACTTTATTGGTAGTGGTAATAATTTAAGTAATATTCAAGGTGCTAATGTATCAGGAGCTGTTTCATATGCATCTACAGCCAACAGTGTTGCCGGTGCTAATGTCAGTGGAGCAGTCGCATACGCAACTACAGCCAATAGTGTAGCCGGTGCCAATGTCAGTGGAACCGTAGCAAACGCAAACTACAGTACATATTCAGGAACTGTATTAACAAACGCACAACCTAATATCACAAGTGTAGGCACATTAAGTTCATTAGCAGTAACAGCAAATATTAATTCTGGCAACGTTTATGCTAACAGTGGTATAATTGGCGCTGCTCACTTTGTAGGTGAAGCCGGTAATTTAAGCAATGTTCAAGGTGCTAATGTCAATGGACAAGTAAACTATGCCAATGTAGCAAATAATGTAGCAGGGGCTAACGTCAGTGGTCAAGTAACATATGCCGGTATTGCTAACAGTGTAGCTGGTGCTAATGTAACGGGTCAAGTAAATTACGCAGCTACTGCTAACTCAGTAGCAGGTGCTAACGTAAGTGGTGCGGTTGCTTACGCAACTACCGCTAACGCAGTAGCAGGTGCTAACGTAAGTGGTCAAGTAAACTTTGCTA